CAGCTACAGTGATCCTGCTGCATTGGCCCTAGTAGATGAATATGCCGAAGCCTGGAGTTATTACTTGATCAAAGCATCGGCGGACCTGGCACGAGAACAAGGTGCTTGTACACGGTGGCAAGATCTCAAGTATGCTGATGGTCGTTTGCCCATTGACACACGTAAGAAAGAAGTAGACGAGCTGGTTGCTCACGAAGAACGTATGCCCTGGCGTGCTCTGCGTGAACAAATTTTGGACACTGGCATTCGTAATGCAACTTTGATGGCAATTATGCCGGCCGAGACCTCAGCACAGATAAGTAATGCTACCAATGGAATTGAACCTCCACGTAGTTATGTCAGTATCAAGCAAAGCAAGCACGGTGTATTGAAACAGGTGGTTCCTGAGTTCCGCAAACTCAAGAACAAGTACGAACTGTTATGGGATCAGCGATCGCCAGAAGGCTATTTGAAGATCTGTTCGGTGTTACAAAAGTACATTGATCAAGGTATCAGTACCAACACTTCTTACAATCCACGTTTTTACGAAGATGAAAAGATTCCCATGAGCGAGATGCTACAACACCTGTTGTTGTGTTACAAGTATGGTGCCAAGCAGTTGTATTACTTCAATACCAATGATGGTCAAGGCGAGATTGATGTTGACAAACTCAATGCTCAAAATCCCCTGCAAATCGACGAAGCAGTGGATCAAGAAGATTGTGATAGTTGCGTAATCTAAGGAATTATAAATGAGTGTATTTAATATTAAGAAAACAGATCATACCAAGAGCTTGGCGTTTTTGGACACCAACGGAACTCCAGCAGTTCAGAGATATGATGTGTTGAAGTATAGACAGTTTGACAAGTTAACAGACAAGCAGTTGGGCTTCTTTTGGAGACCTGAGGAAGTAGATGTAGTACATGATGCCAAGGACTTCAAAGATCTTAGCGATTATGAAAAACATATCTTTACATCAAATTTAAAAAGACAGATACTATTAGATTCAGTTCAAGGTCGTAGTCCCAACTTGGCATTCTTGCCCTTGGCCACTATTCCTGAATTGGAAACTTGGATTGAGACCTGGGCATTTAACGAAACCATTCACAGTCGTAGTTACACACACATTATTCGTAATGTGTATGCCAATCCCAGTGAAGTGTTTGATGAACTCATGGACTTGGATGAGATTGTGGCCTGTGCCACGGACATCAGCAAGTACTATGACTCATTGATCGAAGCATCAGGTTGGTATCGCGTGTTGGGCTATGGTACCCACTCAGTCAATGGCCAAACCATTGTAGTAGATCCATACGAACTTAAAAAGAAACTGTGGTTGTGTTTGAATAGTGTTAACGCACTAGAAGGCATACGTTTCTATGTCAGCTTTGCTTGTAGTTGGGCCTTTGCTGAACTCAAAAAGATGGAAGGCAATGCCAAGATCATCAAATTGATTGCACGTGATGAAAACGTGCACTTGGGCAGTACACAGACTTTACTAAAATTGTTGCCACAAGATGATCCCGACTACGTCACAATCAAAGCAGAAACTCGTGACGAATGTACTCGCATGTTCTTGGCTGCCGCTGAGCAAGAAAAGAACTGGGCCAAATACTTGTTCAAGGACGGATCAATGATTGGTCTTAACGAACAACTGTTAGCACAGTATGTGGATTGGCTGGCCTGCAAGCGCATGACTGCAGTAGGTCTAGATTGTGGCATCAAGCCTGGATCCAACCCCTTGCCCTGGACGGCCAAGTGGATTGCTGGTGCAGAAGTTCAAGTTGCACCACAAGAAACAGAAATTACCACTTATGTGATTGGCGGCACCAAGCAAGACGTAGACAACAACACATTCAAAGGATTCAGTTTGTAACATGGCAGTTGCGCACCGATTCAACTATTCTGTGCCCGAGGGGCAAAAGTTTATTCGATTTGAAGATTGGGTATCGACTCTTTCCGCAGACGAGCAAGCAGAGTTTCGGGCAGCTAAACAACGTCAAGAAGATTATAGACAAGCATCTATTGATTCGGGCGACATGATACGTGATTTTAGTTCAGTTGATCCCAATGATCCCACTAGTCAGCCTGTTTATGTATGGCGCGACGAAGAAACTGCACGCAAAGGCAAGCCTTTTGATCCAATTTGGAAGGATTACTGGAATCGATACCTGGCAGAAACAGGAATTGAGTTTGATATTATTGAAACTGAAATAAAATAATAAATACAATATATTAAAGGAGCATCAACATGCTAGTTCATACATTAAATTATACTGCACCAGAAGGTAAATCAGTGATAACCATTGAAGAATGGGTACAAACACTACCTGCCGAACAACAAGCCGCCTATGCTGATGCTAGAAAAAAGCAAGATGCTGTTGAAGCAGAACAGCTTGCAGCTGGACACATGATTGCCACTGACAAAGGTGTAATACATTGGAGTGATACTGCCGGAGATGCCATAAACACAGTGGCTCCTGAATGGAAAGATTTTTTTACACGTTACTTAGAAGAAACCGGTATCCAACTTAACGTACATTCATCACAAGCATAATCAAACAACAAATGATCACAGTTTATAGTAAAAACAATTGTGCCTTTTGTGTGCAGGCCAAAAACCTGCTGACCAGCAAAGACATTGAATTTCAAGAAATCAAAATAGACGAGAATACTGATGCACGCGACTTTATCTTAGCAGAAGGTCACCGCACAGTACCTCAAATTTACCAAGACGGAAAATTATTGGTCGAAGGCGGATTCAACGGATTGCGTAAACAGTCTGAAGAATTCTTTCAACAACTCAAAGGTTAAAACATGTTAATTCAAAAAGGCTACGATGCAGGTGACATCGTATGTTTCAAAATCTCTAATGGCGACGAAATTGTAGCAAAAATTGTATCAGTGGATCTCGACGGATATACTATCAATCGTCCCTGTACGGTCATTCCTAGCCAACAAGGCTTGGGCTTGATGCAAAGCCTAATTTCTGCGGATATAAATAATAATGTAGAGTTAAAAAACATACATATTATTATGCATGGTCCTGTAATCAAAGATATAGAAAATCACTATATTCGTACCACTACAGGCATCCAACCAGCAGGAAAAGGAATCATAACCTAATGCCAAGCCCGATAGCAGTTGTAACAACCATATTAGACGGAGTTGGAGGTGTCAGCGGCACCAATGCACCCACCCCCATTGGTATGGTGGTAGCACCTGCGGCAAAAACTGTGTTGGCTGGCGGACTTCCTGTTGCTACAGTGGGTACAGATACCAGTGTGCATGGTAATCCCTATAATCCATCTGCACCCGGGTACAACCCCACTTGTGCTGCTTCTCTTATTGTGGAAGGCAGCGCCACAGTATTGGTAGAAGGCCGACCAGTTGCATTGGCAGGGGCATTGGGCAGTTTGACCATGTGCGGTCATTGGGTAGCGGGTCCTGGGATACCAACAGTTCTAGTTGGCGGACCTTTAGGAGGATAATCAGTGTCCTCAGCACTACAATTAAATGCAGCCGCAGTTTTATTACAAGGCCTTGGCATAGCACCAAACGCTGCTTTGATGCAAGAAATTCAAACTTATCGGCTAAATCCCAAAGGCGCCATTCAACAATGGGCCACTATAAATTTCAATACTAGTGCAAACGCTGTTGTTGCCAGTCATGTTGCTCCTATACTTGCCAGTATACCCAACTCAATCGTGCAAGGTGAATTTTTAATCGGAACAGTCCCTTCGGGTATCACAAATGGCGGATCCACTATCAGTTCAGTTGGTGTTTCTGGTGCGGCTACATATAACTTATTAAACGTAGCCAATAGCCAGATTCCGGATGTAATAGGAACCCTGTATAATCAAGCACGATTACCATTTGGTAATGTTGACCCTGGTGTGGGCGGTATTCAATATACTGCAAATTTTGCTGGGGCATATTCGTCTGTTAGGGGATTTGCTGGTTCAACATTTGATTTGATTGGTACTGCTAACATCTTACACGGGAAGACCTACGCTCAGTCGGGATTAGGCTATTCTGGTCCAGTTGATCTTGCTACAGGTGGTGTCGGCGCCAACGCTCCTTTGTTGGCCAATGTGGTTATGAATTGGGGAACCATGTATGATGTTACTCAAATTAACCTATTAGCTGATACCTATGTGTTTGGGCAAAACCTACTGAATCAAGGATTTGGTACCATTGGAAATTTAGCAGCCAACCTGACTGCTGCCGGGCTAAACACCTCAAATATATCTGTTATGCCCACTGCATCAGTTACCAATGTGCCCACTCCCACAACTACATCAGTTACTTCTTTGAGTGCAGACGTTGGAAATTTTACATTGCCCACACTTGGCAATGTAACCAGTTCAGTGACACCCACTGGCAATAACCCCAATGTGGTATTGAACATTTACAAAGGTATCACAGGTGCCAATCTTGCCAGTATCGTTCATGCTGCAGGATTTTCTTCAACCAATACCAAATGGCAGAATTTGTCAGATTTCCTTGACATCAACAAGGTGGTAGATCTAAAACTGTTGCCACAATTGTCGGCATTGGGTATAAATTCTATGTCGCAACTGGCTACATATCTCAGTACTCGGTTGGGCAAAAATACATTCCAAACTTGGAAAGATGTATATAATTTTTTATCAAACGTACAGATTCCCAGTATGCCGCATACCAAGGTTACTACTAGTGCTAGTAATGTATTGTTACCATTGGTTGATACTGCATTAAGCAAAACATTCCCTATAAAAGGTACCGGAGACTATGGCAATTATACTGCCGCTGATTTACTAGGTGCTTGTGCTGGTAATGTTTATACTGCAGCTCTTCGCACAATAAATTCCAGCTACAATGGATTATCATCGGCCACGTATACTGCATTTCAGAATTTAAATTCTGCAATCACTGCTTGCAATACTGCCTATCAATTGGCGGTATCAAATGCTCATACACTAGGAAGCCCAAATACTGCTACTATTGTGCCAAACACTTCGGGGGTTACTACTGCTGCTACAGCGTTAATAAATTCAGTAACCGCAAGCAGTGGATCTTCTGGGTATGCTACTAGTCAAGCGGCCTATTATGCAATTGTGAATAAACTGGTCAATGAAATAAATTTATTGGCATTTGCTAATATCAAATTTAACCCTGGATCAAATGTATTGGCGTACGGATTTAGTCAGCAGTTTCCTTCTATGGCGTCAACTGATTATTCGGGATTCAGAGGCGATGCACTATTGGCAAATTTAATTACTGCTGACTTGAGCGGATATGGTGACACTATTCGTGCCGCAGTAGCAGAAGTAAACAACTCAGCATCGTATCCCAACGATGCCAAACCTGGTATGGCATTGTACAATGCTAGCCACCAAGGGATACCATTAAAGACATACTTATCTCAGAATAAGTAGGGTTTTAACTGGGTATTTTTGCGAAAATCG